AAAATCCCGCCAAGTATCCAGCGCGCGGAGATAGATCATGCGCCGGTCGCAAATCCGGTCGATCAGCGCGTCAAGATTTTCGGTCTCATCGATGGCGGCCAAGGTGCCAAGGCCGATCACCCCGTCAATCTCGCCGCGATAGGCCGCGCCGAGCGCGCGCTGTAACCACTTGATCGATTGCTTCGGGCCGGAATGGACGCAGCCGTCGAACAACACGTAATCAAGCCCCTCCGGCAGCTTGTCGCCCCGGATCGCGTCCCAATATTGGTGGCGGTAGATATCGTCGCGCTCCGGCGGCACCAATGAGCGGACATTCCGGGTGCGCAGTTTCTTGCCGCGCCGATAGGCGTCATAGGTTCGTTGCGTAATCCCCTGATTGGTCGCGCCGCCGGGATCGCGCGGGTGATTGACATACCCGCCCTCATGGACGAGCACGCGAGCGAGTGCCGCCTTAAAGCTGCTGGCCACCATGACTGGCGCTCCTGATCTGGATTAGAAAAAGTTGACGTTCTGGACGCGCCGCTTGTTTTCGCTGACCGCCGGTTTCAGGACGACAAAGACCCGCATTTGTGACGCGGCGAGCCGGTCGCTGCCGGGGCTCATCACGGCAAAGGCGCGCATCTGCGTTATTGTTTCGGCGTCGTCCGGTTGGCCTGAGACGGAATAGCCCCGAACCCTGTCGATGGCGATTTCGTCTTGCGGCGGGCCATAGACGGTGTAGCCGTAGACCTTGGAGACATCGACCATGTTACGCCGTCGCTTTCATGCCAAACTCGGCACCGTTGACGGCGCTGATTGACCAGGCCCCGGACGTGGCCGGATTGGTGTCCCATATCATCCGCGTCGGCGCGAGCGCGATGTCCGGGCTGACGTCGGATGTTTCATAGTCGGTGCCGGAAATCCGCACCACGCCGCGCATATGCTGCGGCCCGGTCGTGCCTTTGCGCGCGCGGGCGACGACTCCCACGGCGACGATGGCCATTCCGCTGATTGATCCGCTGATGTCGCCCATGACATAGGTCGATTTCAGATCGTTGGCGGCGGCGGTGATCATGTCGAGATCGCCGGTGCTCGGCAGGGTCACGTCGTCGACATCGGTATAAGCCCCAGCCCATCCGCTGTTTGCGCCCGCGCCGGTGGGGATCAATTCGGCCAGCCGCCAATCCAAGGTATTTTCGTTGGCGACGATCACCTCGGAATAGCCGATAGTGTAGGTTTGGCTTCCAGTGCCGAGAGAAAAACTTTGCCTCAATGCGAGAATGGACATCCCATCAGCCGCCGCCGCGCTGGGCGCGGTATTGCCGCTGAAATCCGCGACGAGCACGCCGTCCATATAAAGCTCGATCACGCCGGTCGATCCGTGGAGTTTCACATGCAGATCGAATGTGTGGACCACATCGATCACCACGTTGAACGGGGAATCCACCGCCGTATAGGCCGCCCCGGTGGCGTCGAGAAATTCAAGTTGCAGCGCCGCCGTGCCGGACAAGCTGGACGAGCCGCTGGCGGCTGTCGAACAACGAATCCGCACTAGGGCTGTCGATGTCATCCTTTGCGCGAGCGTCATCACTCTGATGAATGACTTTTCTGTATTGAGCGCGTTGATGAACGTCCTGATATGAAACCACGCATCGGTCACGCCGCTCGTGCTCAGATCAGCGAACGCTTCACTCGCAGAGTCGACCGATACTCCGGCCTGGACGAAGTTGGTATCGATTTCGGCGGCTATCGTCGAGAAGGCCAAACCCATGCTTTTGAAATCGCACGGCGCGGAACCTGCAAAATAGATCGTCACGATTCACTCCCTCTTAGGCGATGGCTTGAACGCCGATTTCCATGGCGTTGATTTCCGCTGCTGTCCATTTGGCGCTCGTTGCGGGGCTCGTTTCCCATATCGTCTGCGTCGGCACGAATTGCGCGGAGGTCAGCCCGGCCACGTTGCTGGACAGGTAGTCGGTGCCGCCGACCCGTACCGCGTTTTTGAGATTTTGCGGCCCGGTCGCTCCGAGCTTGCACCTGCTGGCGACCACCACAGCCCGGCACGCGCGATCCGTTGTGCCGGATACAAGGTCGGTGCAGCCGTATGTTTCCTTGTCGTTGGCGACGGCGGTGGTGATCAGGTCGGCGTCATTGATGCCGGTCTCGTCGATTGCCGTATAGTCGCCGGTCCATGCGGTGTTGGCACCGTTGGCGTTCGGCGTGTGGGTCTTGAGGCGATAATCGATGGGAACCTCGCCACCGCCCGCAACGATGACCTCGCTCCATTCCATCTCGCTACCGCCGACTGATCCAGCCGGATTGCCGAGATGGAATTTGTTGACCTGCGTATATCCCGCCCGGATCGTATCGCCGGTAAAGGACGCTATCAGCGCCTTGTCGAAATAGACCTCGAATTTGCCGGTGGTGTCGTGGAGCTTCAAATGCACCGCGAGGTGGCGTCGGGTATTTTCAGCGACGATTAAATTGTTAAACGTCAGCACGGTGTCATAGGTCGCGCCGTTGTAGATTTCCAAGTTGTGAATGTAGTTCGGGCTGGAGAATGTGGAGCGAATCCGCGCGATTGCTGTCGCGCCGAAGGCGGTATCGTAAAAGGCGATCCACGAACCATTCAATGAGGCAAGGGCTGAGGACCAAAAATAGCGGGCCGCTAGCCAGAGATCAGTATCCGCCGACGGCAGCGTCTTTACCGCGAGGTTGGATGAGCCCGACTCGTTGACCTCAATGGCTTCCGTGGCATACGTGTTATCGAAATAGGTCGACGACGTCTGTGCGACGCAGCCAACGATTGTGTCGAAATCGGCGATGGATGATGTCGCGAAAAGGATGCTCATGCCAGTTCCCCAATCAGTGAAACAGAGACGTCGCCGAGCGTGGCGTCCGGCGTGGCGGGGCCGGTGACGGACAGAACGTCGCCAGCGGCAAAGCTCGTCGGCGAGGCCATCGCCATCGTCGCCGTGGTGCCCGCCGCCGACCATGTGGCCGTGCCGACCTCGGAACCATTCTTTTTGATCGATAGGGCGGCGCTGCCGGTCGCCGCCAGCGCCGACGATCCGCGCGAGTCCGTGAGCCCCGCCGGGAAGGTGAACGCTTGCGTGGCCACATGCCGGAACAGCAATTCCGTCGCGTCGAACGTGCCGCCCGCAAAGAACGAAAGTTCTATCTTTGTCACGCCATCGGGGACCGCTTCCCACGCGCCGTCTTTCCGACCGTAGATCGTGCCGTCGCTGGGCGCATCGGCGATCCCGGCGGCAAGCCCCACCCAATCCGTGCCGTCGAACTGGACGTTTTCGGCATCGTCCTCGACATAGGCGGTAAAGCCCTCGGCGGGGACGACATAGACCCAAGCGCCATTGTCGCGGATCGCGATCTCGTTGGGATTGCTGCCCGCGCCATCCGGGACAATATAAATATCGCCATCGGTAGGCGAACCCGGCAAAGCCGTGGTGCGGCTGATCGCGCGCGGCTGGACGAGCGCGGACAGGAGCCGCAAATTGACGTCCATCGGGTCTTTCCAACCATCGAACCCCAAATCCCAAAAGCCGGTAAGGCCAAGGCCGGGAAGTGTCCTTGAAGGCATTATGCCCCTCCATAATTCAGGCCGTAGCCGTAGCCGTAGCCGGTCGAAAGCACGACCTCAATTTGATGCGCTTGCAGGGAAATCAGCCCGTCGCGCTTTGAGCTGACCCGAATGTATCCAGCCGTCTCGCCAAGGAACGACGCGGCGGGCACATCAAAGCTGGTGCCTGTCAGATCATCGTGGGTGGTCAGGACGGTTTCGGCCAAATCGAGCACTTCGATCCGGGTGGTCTGACCATCCTCCGGCGTCACGTCTGCCGCGTCCCAGGCGAGAATGACCGAGTCCTCGGTGAGCCGGTTGCGGTTGGCCCATGTGACCGGGATCGGGTCCACCCCGTCGCAGTCGACAATCCCGGCAAAGCCATCGTCGCCGTTGACTTTCACGTCGGCGGGCCGCAGCGGCAAATATGGACGGGCCGTCAGCGTCAGGGAGATCGTCGGCGCGGCGGCAAATTCCAGCAAGCCGAGCGACGTGCGCGTCAGCACCTTATAGCCGACAACCTCGGCTTCCGATCTGACCGTATCGTCGGTGTTTTCGAGATTGCCGTCGATGAACCACACCGGCGTCCCCGATGGCCAAGCGCGCGGGATGGTATCGAGCGCGCCGCGCTTGACCGTATAGCCGGTATCATCCGAGGCGGTGATTTCGCAAAGCTCGACGTCGGTCTCGTCGGTGCCCTCGATCAGGATAAAGCCGCCAACCGTCGGCGCGTTGCCCTGCGTCCGGTCGGGGAATGTCGGCAGATCGGTTTCCACCTCGGCATCGATCCCGGCGGCAAGTTCGGCGCGGCTGACAATGGTCTTTGTGCCGAGATCATCAGCCGCCGAATCGTAAAGTTCGAATTCCGCCGTATCCTGCCCGCTTTCGGCGGCGAGCACCCCGGCAAAGACTTCGGGATATTCGACGCCCAGCGCAAGGACGGTCGGATCGACCTCGTTGGCCACCAAATAATAGGGCAAGGTGAAAGCCAGCGTATCGTCGGCGGGCGACGGCTCCTCGGATACCGGCTGCCACTCGGTATCCGGCGGAATATCGTAGTCGGCCAGCGGCAGCGAAAAGATATCCTCGACCAGTTGAACCTTGACCGTGGGATCACCGGGCTTGCCATAATCGACCGGGCCCACGCGCATGACGATACTGTCGATGCCATCCTCCGGCGAATTCAGCACGATCACGTCGCCGGGCAGCAAATTCCAGGCG